GCCAAGATGCCTGATGGCGCGCAGAAGACTGCACTCGCCATGGAGATATTCGGCAAGGCTGGCGCCAACTTAATCCCTATGCTGAATGAAGGCAGCACTGCATTGGGTCAATACTCGGCGACTATTGACACTGAGATGGCGCAGGCTGCGGATAAGTTTAACGATTCAATCAATGCGATAGCCATCGCAGTTTCAGGCCCCTTCAATGAAGCGGTCACAGCATTGCTGCCGCTGATCACAAGCGTTGCTCAGACCATTGCCGGATTGGCGGAAGGATTCGCTGCATTGCCTGAACCATTGCAGCAACTCATTGCTGGCGTTGCTGCGCTTGCTGCTGCGTTTGTCATCTTGGCACCAGCCATTCAAGCGATTGCCACAGTGTGGGGCGCTTTGACTGCAGTCTTTGCTGGTGGCGCAATTTTTGCCACCATCTCGGGATACCTTGGCGCATTGGTGCCCGCCTTGGCTGCTGTTGGTGCTGCATTCAAAGGATTGCTTGCGATTGTTGCTGGCGTGCTTTCTGGACCTGTTGGTTGGATTGCTTTGCTAGTTGCTGCCGGCATTGCCATCTACGCCTTTCGTGATCAGATCGCAACAGTTCTCAAAGCCATTGCTGCAGGGTGGCAGATGGCAGGCAAGGCTTTTTATAGCCTTTATGTGGAGCCATTAATTAAGTTCGGCAAAGTGCTTGTCACTAGCCTGACAGGCAGCTTCGCTCAGCTAGGCAAAGCACTCCAGGCGCCTTTCACAGGAGCAGTCAACGCAATCAAGTCAATCTTTAGAGGATTGCTGCAGTTCATCGCCAATGGCATCAATAACAGCACGCGCAGCATCAACGCATTGATCGCCGGCTACAATCGCCTGCCTAGTGCCGACATCCCACTAATCCCGCAGGTAAGCGTGCCAGCCTTTGCTGCTGGTGGTGTGGTTAGCGGGCCAACCTTGGCGATGGTGGGCGAAGGCGGAGAGCGCGAATACATCGTGCCTGAATCCAAGATGGCAACGGCCGCGGCCAACTACCTTGGCGGGATGCGTGGCCGGTCAGTTATTCCTGCCTTCGCTGATGGTGGTGTGGTTGGCCCAATGGGTGGTGGCGGTGCAGCGAACACCACCGTGCAGATCACCACTGGCCCGGTGCTGCAACAAGATGGCCAGCGCTACGTCACGATCGGCGACCTTGAACGTGCGCTGTCTGATTTTGGCACGCAGATCTTCAAGAACAGCCGGTCCTATGGCGGCCGTCGCTATCAGGGTGCTTACTGATGAGCAATAGAGCTCAGAGCCAATACCTGCGCATCTTCGATGCCACCACCACCTATGCGCGGTGGCAGACCTATTACGTGAATCAGACCGTCACGCTCGACAGCGCAAGCTGGTCTTATCTGCCTTTCAATGCCAATGGCATCGTGGAATCTGGTGCCAGCGGTGGCAAGTCTGTTACGGTCACTGTGCCAGCCACCAATAGTGTGGTGGAAGCATTCAACCTAGCCTTGAGCTATGGCCGATTCTGTGAGCTCAAGATCTACGAGTTCGATAGCCGCCTAGATCAGACGGCGCCGCAGGCTGGGCAACAGCTGATCGCTAGCTACACCGCAGAGGTGGTTGGCATGTCTGGCACGTTTACGAGGCTTGAAATCGAGCTTGGCAGTAGCCTGTCACCAGTTGGCGCACAAGTGCCGCCGCGTAAATTCACCAGCTACCTGATCGGTGTGCCGCTTCGGATATGACGCTGAACATCTCTGATCCATTGGCATTGCTGGCTTATCAGAGCGGGTTGTCAGATCCTGTTCTGACTGAAGCTGCGGCAGAGGCAGCAGATGATCTCACGTCACCGCAGGTTGCATACAAGATCGGCGATCCAGTGCCGATTGTGTTCTGCCGTCGCGTCAGTAATGTCGGCGGCGTGCTCGTGAGCCCTGGCGCAACAGAAGCAAGATATGAAAACAATGCAACGACCAATGCGTTAACGGTCAGTCTCCATTTGGTGCTGAGCGAGGGCCAGCTTCCGACCATTCCCATCAAGGATGTCTTCGCTGGGCCATGTCGTCAAGGCACATGGAATCAAACCTACGATCGCCGCGCTGGTACGTGGTTTCCCGGCAACTTCATCACCACAGTTGCAGAGACCACTCCATGGTCATGCCCCTACTACTGCGGCACGTCAGGGCGCTACGCCAACATGACGACGCTCAGCTACGTGAACACATTCCCGGATGGTAGCGACCGATGGGAGCAGCAGGTGCATGTATTCGTGCGCGAAGGGATGCAGGTCACGCGGATTATTGACAGCACGCTTGGCCCTAGCAACAACGTGATCGATCTGGCCTTGTATCTGATGAATCAATCAGGCCGGATCCCTTCCACGCTGATCAATAGCGTCAAGATGCTGGCCGCGGCCAACTTCTGCCAAACCAATGGCTTCCTCTACAACGGAGTGTTTAAGGAAAGCAGCAACCTGGATGAATGGCTCGAGCAGATTGGGAATGACTTCCTGCTCAGGCTGGTCGAATCAAGTGGAAAGTTCGCGTTCAAACCACGGCTCCCGGTGAACGGTGATCACACGATCAAAACCACAGCGATCAGCTGGGAGTTCACATTCACCGAAGATCATCTCCTGCCAGATGGTTTTGAGATCGAATATGTGTCACTCGCAGATCGCCAGCCTGTTTGTCTGCAGATGATGTGGCGTCAGCAGCCAGACTCTGATATCGGCTTTCCGCGCACCACTGAAGTGCGCTATACCGGCGAGGCAACGGCTGGCCCATTCGAGCAATACGATCTCAGCCAGTTCTGCGCAAGCGAAACTCATGCGGTAAAGGTTGGCGCATTTCGTCTGGCGCGGCGCAAATACATCACGCATACGCTGCGGCTAAACGTAAGGCCAAGCAGCTACAACAGCACGCTTGAACTGGGCGATATCGTTCGCGTTCGACTGCGCCGTGAGACTGCAACAACAGCACTCGGCTACCACGATTTTCTCTATGAAGTCGAGCGGATTGAGAAGACGGCTAGCGGCGCCTGCGTTTTTGATTTGACCCACTTCCCAATCGATAACCAAGGGCGTAGCTTGGTAGCGCTTGAAGTTGCGGCGGCCACAGCGCCTGGGTTCACGATCTCGGCAGGCCGCAGTGATTACAGCTGTGATGAAAACTCATCATCAGACAACACCGGGCTAGGCGGTGGAGGCACGAACTACCCCGCCAGTGGCGGTAGCTTTGATCCACCAACTCAAGCTGCAACTACAGTCAGTCTTGCATCACCATCGGAACCGACATGGCCGACTGGTGGCCGCTCGCCAATCGGTACAAATGTTGGCCAGCCTGCCAATCAACCCACTGGCGGTCAGACGCCTAATGGTGACTGGGCGAATCCAGCTGATCCGCTTGAGCAGGATTCACCGGGATATGAGCCCAACTACATCACCGGCATGACTGGCAGCAATGGCGAGCCTCAAGTCGGAGATGAGCTAGCGATTTCTGAATCCAACACTGGCTGTCCTGGCGCACAGGTCTGCTGGGCGAAGTTGGTGGTTGGCACCAATGAAGTGGTCGAGGTTTCTGGCTGCCAGACGGAGCCAATCGCGGGCGCATATACCCTCACGCTGGATGAGGGTGATGTTGGATACTATATTTCGGTGATCGTTCGATGCCCAGATCCGGCAACATCTACTGGTTATGGCGAACCTAGAACACTAGGAACTACAAAGCCAGTGAAGTGTGCGCCAGCCCCTGCGATTCGAGGCGGCAATATCAGCGGCACTACGCCCCCGGCTGGCAACATGGCTGGAGGCACGTGGGTGTTGCAGCGAAGTGCTGGCTCAGTTGAAAACTATAACACCGTATTCCCGCCATTGACTCCCTGCACCACGTTCACAACAATCGGAGTCGGCGCTAGCACGTTGTACACCTACACTGACGTGAAAACAGTTGTCTTCAGCCAAGACACTGGTTCGTGCGGACCTAATAGCTTCAACTGGACGTTGACTTTCACAAACAATACAACCGTGACCGTCACTCCCCTGAGCACCACGCATGGGTTTAGAAATGTGAATCACACCTACACCGTTTCATGGAACGGCCCAGGCGCTGTTGCATGGGAAGTCCCCTGCGCATAAAGTCATGGCCACTTTCCCAGCGCTGACACCATCCACTCGGACCTATATGCCTGGCACTGTCGCTAGCACGCAGTTTGTAGTGCTCGACGGCTATGAAGGCAGCGTGCGTCACAGCAACGCAGCAGTCGGCCACATTCTGCGGATGACATTCTCTCGGTTGTCGTCATCGGATACGTTCAACCTCGTGAGCCACTATTCGTTGCATGGGATCTTCCAGCCATTTGACCTGAGCGCTACTACGCTCTCGGCCACCAATCTCACATTCCCTGCGAACTATCTCTGGCGTTACCTGTCGGCGCCTGTGATCGATCAATCCTGTGATATCACCAACGCTACGGTAGAGCTACAGCTGCTGCCGCCGTATCTGATATGAGCTATCCACTCATCCTGCCCGAAGGCTTTCAGTACGATCTCGGCGGCCTGAATGTCAGCACTGAAGAGACGCTTATCGGCGCGCCTGTGCTGTTCAGGCACTCGTTACGGCAGAGCAATTATCGGCTGATTTTGACCTACACGAATCTGGTGCAGTCGCAAGTCACGCAGATTCGGAATCATTACCTAGACATGAACGGCAGCCATCGGACGTTCACGCTACCCGCGAGCTTCTGGGGCAGCGCTGTGGTGGTGCCAGCTGATGCGCTCTATCGCTACGCGGCAAAGCCCGAAGAGGTGCAACGAGGTGTTTATACCGATATGACCGTGGAGCTCACTGCTTTGATTGGTAATTTCCTGCTATATGCGCTCACCGGTGAGCCTGCCGCCCTTGGTGCTGAGGCATCGTTCACGTCCTATGCCATGACAGGCACTGCACCGTTCATCTTGCAGGCTGATGTGGCAGCGCCCACAGTAGCGGCCACACTTATCATCGAAGCTGGTGGTGCTGAATCATGACCGCAACAACGATCCGCGTACAGATGGCGCAGCGGAAAGACACCGCTGCAAATTGGACATCTGCAAACCCGATCCTGTTGTCGGGTGAGATCGGCTACGAGACGGATACAAAGAAATTTAAGATCGGCAACGGTAGCAGCAACTGGAATAGCCTGGCCTATCTGCCGATACCAGATGGCAGTGGCAATCTGACGATCACCGGCAACCTTGAAATCGGCAGCACTGGCAGCCTGACATTTGAAGGCAGCACTGCTGATGCGTTTGAAACGACTCTGGCAGTTACCAATCCAACTGCTGATCGCACCATCACGCTGCCTGATCGCAGCGGTACCGTGATCACATCCGGCGATACAGGCACGGTCACCAGCACAATGCTGGCTGATGGCACCATTGTCAACGCCGATATCAGCGCAACTGCAGCAATCGCTGGCAGCAAATTGCAAGCAGCAACCACTAGCAATGCAGGAGCTGTTCAACTTACAGACAGTACAGGCAGCACAAGCACAACAACAGCAGCAACGCCAAACTCAGTCAAGTCGGCATATGACCTAGCCAATGCAGCGCTGCCCAAAGCAGGCGGCACGGTCACTGGTGATGTGACTCTGAATGCTCAATCGGATCTGCGCTTTGCCGATTCTGATAGCAGCAACTGGGTGGCATTTCAGGGGCCTGCCACTGTTGCCAGTAATGTCACTTGGACTCTGCCCAGTGCAGACGGCACAAGCGGACAGGTCTTAAGCACTAACGGCTCTGGCACGCTGAGCTGGTCTACATCGGGCGGAACCAGCATCACGCAGGGGAATACCACTGCTGAAGTGATCGACACCGGCAGCGATGGCCGGTTTGTGGTGACGACGGAGGGTAGTGAGAGGCTCAGGGTTACAGCGGCTGGCCTAGTGGGGGTCGGCACTACTGCATTTCCCGCTTCAACACCTATTCAAGTCAAAGCAGTTGGAGCTGGTTCTGGCGGATACGCAATAGTTAGCGCTAACGATGAAAATGCAGGCGGAGTTATTCTCAATGCGTCATCTGAAAACTCAATCAGAATCGAAGCTGATCCCGGAAATCTGCGGGGTAGTAGCTACATCAATTTAAGTGTTGACGGAACCGAACGCGCCCGCATCGACAGCTCCGGCAGAGTTCTTATTGGCAAAACAACGGATTCGGATATCCAAGGTTTTAGCACTGGTACTTATATGTATCAGGTTACCGATGGCGGTGTGTGTGCGTATTTCAATAGGCTTACATCCGACGGGACATTAATTCAATTTAGGCAAGATACTGTTGACGAAGGAAGCATCTCTGTCTCTGGCACCACCGTTTCTTACAACGGTGCTCACCTAAGCCGCTGGTCCCAGCTCCCGTCTGGTCAAGATCGCACTGAAATCCTGCGCGGTTCTGTACTCTCCAACATCGACGAGATGTGCGAATGGGGCGAAGAGGATAACGAGCAACTCAACCGGATGAAGGTAAGCGATGTTGAAGGTGACAAGAACGTGTCGGGTGTGTTCCAAGCTTGGGACGACGATGACGACACCTACACCAACGACTTCTACTGCGCGATGACGGGTGACTTCATCATTCGCATCTCAGCAGGGATTCCGGTGCATCGCGGTCAACTGCTGATGTCTGCTGGGGACGGCACCGCCAAGCCCCAAGACGATGACATCGTCCGCAGTAAAACTATTGCCAAGGTGACTTCCAACCACATCACCTGCACCTATGACGATGGCAGCTACTGCGTACCCTGCGTGCTGATGGCTTGCTAGAGCCAGTAACCCTACTCACTACTGCCGATCAAGCGTATAGTGGTGGGGCAGCGAGTTTGCACCTCCTGCCCCTGGCCACAGTTCCCTAGAAACCATGACCCAAGAACCTTACCCCACGTTGGCAATCGGGCGACAGTTGCCAAAGATTGATTGCCCAAAGCACGGAATTCATAGCCACACAATCGAGAGCACTATCCCAGGTCACGAAGGCCGCTGGTGCCAGTTGTGCTGGCTGGAGTCACTTGGTGAGCCTCTGCCTGTAATCGAGTAGTCATTACCACTAATCACCATGCTTAAACCAACTTCTAACGGCCCGATTCGACCAGCTAGCCCAACGAAACGATTAATCTTGCGCCTTGCTGGTGAGCTTGTTCGTTTACATGACAGCCAGTCGTCAACATTAGACCTTATTGCTGAAGCTCGCGCTTACCTTGCTCAGCCCGAACCTCAAAGGCCGACAGACGAAGAGCTAATAGATCTGTTTGTAGAAAATGATTGGAACTATATTAGCCCTGAAACGTTTGTAGAAATGGCCAACGTTGTTCTTGATTACGCAGCCCAGTAGTCGCTTCCCCTTCTATGTCTGAACTTTCACCCGCTGCGAATGCAGTCCTAGATGCCTACATGGATAACTGTGGCTGGCTGGATGGCCCTCTACAAAAGGATTATCAATGCGTTGCCGCCGTCTTGCGATCTGCTGCGGATCAAGTGCTGCCGGAAGAGCCGCTTTACGGGGGTGATCAGCGCTGGATGTTTGAGCGCGATGCCCGCCAGGCTTGCCGCAAGAAACTCCTCGCTATCGCTGACAAGCTTGAAGCCCAGTAGTCACCTTCACTCGTGACCCTGGCTGAACTATCTGGAAATCCCGGATAGTTCCCAACTCATCAGCCCGGCTTACAAGTCCACGTCACCAGTCTCCCCTAAACTTCCCTCACCACCATCCCCACCATGGCCGACACCGTATTCACTTGGAACGTGGCGCAGATGGAGCGCCACACCGCTGATGGAATTGTATTCACGGTGCACTACACCATTGATGCATTCAGCGATCCTTATCGTGCCGGCGCCTATGGCAGCGTGGGACTCGAACAGCCCGAAGGCAACGTCATTCCCTATGCCGACCTCACGCCCGAAGTGGTGATCAGCTGGGTGAAGGAGAAGCTCGGCGGTGATGAAAAGGTCGCTGAAATCCAAGCTGCGCTTCAGTCACAACTGGATCAACAGCGCACACCAACCACCGCACAAGGTCTGCCATGGCAGTAAAAGCCAAGACCGGCACCGCGCGGATTGATCACCAGCCAGGGCCACCTAAGACGACGCGCCAAGGATTCGGCCAACGCAGCCGGCCCCGGCGTCGCGGCAAGAAACCCCTACGCGGGCAGGGTCGGTAAGCTGGACAGGTAGCCCCATGGCGCCATGATCGAAGTCATTGCTGCCATCGCTGGCGCTTCAATATCAGTCGCAGCCATGGGCGCTGCTGGTTTTAGCCGCAAATCAGATGAGGCCCGCGAAGCCGTGATCAGACTCACCTCAGCCGTAGAGCACATTGCTACGCAGCTCGAGGTGCTCCATAAAGACATTAAGGAAGACCGCCGCGAAACATTCGGCCGCTTATCGACGGTGGAACAACGCGTCTCTAAGTTGGAAGCACGTCCGCCATCCTGCTAGCCATGGATCACATTGCGGTGATCGCCATCCTTGTAGCAGCAGGTTCTGAGGTGATCGCCGTCTCACCGCTGAAATCCAACAGCTGGCTGCAGTTGCTATTCCAAGTGCTGCGCCTGGCATTCCCTAAGCAGCGCCGCTGAGTCATGGCGAACGATGCACCGATCACGCTGCAACAGCTGTTCAAGTACTACAAAGCACTGCCGCATCAGACTGCTGCGATTCAACAGCTAGAGGCTGAGCTGGCCGCCAATACATACGACGCAGTGATGCGGCGCGATCGGGACTGGTTCCAGACGTGGAGTCAAGACGGCAAACAAACCGATCTGGCCGGCGCCATCAAGCTGATTAAAGAGTTCGAGGGCTGTCACCTAAGCGCATACCCCGATCCGCTCAGCAATGGCGACCCGTGGACCATCGGCTATGGCACCACGCGCTACAGCAACGGCACGCCCGTAAAACGCGGCGACATGATCAACGTGATCGAGGCCGACATGCTCCTGCGCCTTGAGATCGACCGCATCACCGACAAGCTGCGCACCACCGTGCCGCATTGGAATGTGATGGATGACAACCAGCGCTCGGCGTTGGTGAGCTTCGCCTACAACCTGGGCGCTGGTTTCTACGGCACCGCTGGATTTGAAACCATCAGCAAGTGCCTGTGTGACCGTGACTGGGCCGCAGTGCCCGCAGCGCTTGAGCTTTACCGCAACCCCGGCACCAACGTTGAGGCTGGCCTGCTGCGCCGGCGCCGTGCTGAGGGCAAACTCTGGGGGCAGCATCAAGCCATAGCCGAACCAGAGACCGCGAAGCTGCGGCCCGGCAGCCCATTCACGGCCAGGATCACGCCGCACATCAGGCTGGGGGAATTTGCGCTTGATCAGGAGGCTAGGCGCTTTCAGAATCAGAGCCAGCTCGATATTGCTGCAGAACTAGCAGTATTCCTTGAACGGGTGCGCGTGCAGTTTGGTGGGCGACCAATCGTGATCACATCCGGCTATCGGCCTGAGGCGATCAACCGGCAGGCTGGTGGTGCCAGCAACAGCGAGCATCTGTATCAGCCGGGATGTGGCGCAGTCGATTTCTACATCGATGGTGAGGACACTTACGTCGTGCAGAACTGGTGCGATAAGCATTGGCCGTTCTCGCTCGGCTATGGCGCATATAAAGGATTTGTGCATCTGGGCATCCGCTCTGGCCGCCCTAAGGTGCGCTGGGATTATTGAACGCCTGTGCTGGTACCTGACCACGAGATCCGCCGGCTGTGCAAGCAGCATTCAATGCTGCAGCCATACAACGAGGAGCAGCTCAATCCAGCCAGTTATGACGTGACGCTCGGCGGTCAGATCATGATGGAGGTGGCCAGCACACCAGAGCTACAGAAGGTGCAGCTGCATGGCCACAGCAAGGACGATCCGTTCTGGATCCAGCCCGGTGAATTCTTCCTGGCTGAGACGCAGGAGGTCTTCAACCTGCCAAATCACGTCGGCGCTCAGTTTGTCCTGAAGTCGAGCCGCGCACGCGAGGGATGGGATCATGCTGAAGCCGGCTGGGCGGATCCAGGGTGGTTCGGCAGCAGGCTCACGATGGAACTACGCAATCAGCGGCGCCTGCATCCGCTGCCGATTTGGCCTGGGCTGCGGATTGGGCAGATGAAGTTTCTGCTGGTGAGCGGGACCGTGGAACGCAGCTATGCGGAGACGGGCCGCTACAACGCAAATCTGGGCGTCACGGGTTCCAAGGGGTAGCAAGCGGCGCCATGCGCAGCCGATGGATGATACCTGGCGCTTCATCCGGGTCATCGAGCGGGATCATCGTGTAGTCGTCGCAGCCGTGGCGCTCGGCCCAGTGCTGCGCGCCTTGGTGAGTGGAGAACGGCCCGACGTGCCACGGGCCGATTCGGAGGATGTATTGCATTGCGGGACCGTAGCGCGGATTATGCGCTGCAATCCCAGATCAAATCTTTAATCCCGTGAGACTCGGTTGCGACAGCTACCGTATGCCAAATGGCGGCCAGCCCATGCCCGGTTACTACCTAGAGGTTTCCGCCAAGATCTTCATCCGATCAGACACGCCAGCCGATGACATATCTGGTGATGTCTACAGTCAAATCGCTGAGCATGTCCGATCCGATGAAGACATCATTGATATTGAAGTGAACTGCGTGCCAGTGCCTGAGGATCTCTGTGGATCGACACCACATTGATGGCACGAGACTGGTCACACGGCGATCAGCGCGTGATCAGATCCTTCTGGCATGGAGCTATCGCTGTGCCTACTGCGGCGATGATCTAGGACGCAGCCCGACGCTCGATCACGTGGTGCCCAAGGTGCATGGCGGCCTCACCGTGCGCGAGAACCTGGTGAGCTGCTGCCTGATGTGCAACAGCCAGAAAGGCCACAAGGACTGGGTGAACTGGT